TTAATATATTTTCTATGTCAACACTACCGCCATATTGATATTCAATAAGACCACCATCCTGTGCTCCTCTTAATGGATTAACATATCCATATTCATCAACTGCCATACCGGGAAGAATTTCAGTTCCAAACTTATCTGTAGCTACCTCAGTAAAATCAGGACTAGCAAATCTAAAAAGCCCTTGATCCCCTGAGAATCCAGTAATACCTGTACCAGATACTAAGCTACTTATTCCCTGTCTACCTGACCCAGTCAAAGGGTTGTATGTACCGTATATACCACCACCGGGAGTTAACCCTGCTGTTAAGCCAGCTTGCAAACCAGCCATACCAGCTCTTCCTAAGATACCTTGATTAAATTCATCACTAGCATCATCAACACCTCTAAATGCTCGTTGTCCAAATACAGTGCCAGAAGTATCGTAATCTCTAGCTCGACCAGCTCCTAACCTCTCTCCAAAACCTTTCCCTAAACTAGTTCCAATAGCAGCTCCTGCGGGGCCACCAATAGCCGCTCCTGCTAAACCACCTAGTAAACCTAAACCTTTACCAAATAAACTACCACGACCCTGTCTTTTAGCTTCTTCTCCTTGAATCTCTTCTAACCTATCCTGATCGGCCCTTGCCTGCCTAGACCTTGCTAGTATCGCAGCTCCCCTAGATGTTTGTCCACCCTGCTGCATCATAGTCATTAAATTGGGTGATTCACCCATATAATACCCTGTCATATTAGGGCCTGATTTTAGAGGGGCTGAACTAGAATAAGTGTTGGATTTCTTATGCATGGTGTAATTCCATTGAATTTAATAAAGTTTTGTGTAATAATAAATAGTTTAATTTCATTTTAAACTTCTATAAAAGTTTTCCAAACTGATGTTACAAAAATATGTCTCTCAGATGTTGTTATGTTAGTGTTATCTGCTTGAACTGCTATTCCTACAATTCTATTAGCTTCAACAGTAGGGCTAGCACTCCAATCAGAAACATTAATTGTATTTACAACATCTCTACTTATGACATCAGTAAAATCAAAAGTACAGACCACATCAATGGTATCGTCATTTTCATCTATTCTATTAATACTAAATACTATATCTGTAGCCCCAGTATCTACTACATCAAATCTAAAAATTAATTTTTGACAAATCATTTTAAATGGAGTTAAGAATCCGTTTCTAGGTTCTAACATAGTTGAATTTTCAGTTGGGCCGCTCCAAGGTAAGTAAATTTTAGTTGCATCTAAATCATCAGTAAAATTGTGATTAAATACCCTGTAGTCTATAAATTTTCTTTTATACTCTAATTCATTTGTAGTTAATTTTTTGTCTACAATCTCATTACCATCTCTTGACATAAGAGTTTTAAAAACAATACCTTTATGTTTTCTTCTAACAGCAAGCCTACCATTATCTAAAGATACAAATGTGCCACCCTCTTGTAAGGATGATGCTGGAGTTCCGTCTGTAAAAGATTGTGGAGTCTCTACTGAATTTATTATTCTTCTTATATCTCTAGACATCAACTAACTCTTTTTCTAATTGTTCTATATTCTATTTGTATGTCGTTAATATATAAACCTGTATTTACTGTAGGTTCTATTTTAATAGCAACACTCTGACATTCAAATTTAGATGATGGTGTGAATACAGCTATATCGTAACCAGCTCCAGATGACTCAGACCTTGCCATGCTACCAGAATTAAAAGCAACCCAACTATTGTTTTGATTTACTTGATAAAAAACCATTCCAGCTGTTATAGTTACATTTTCAGTACTTCTATAATGAATATATATTTTATATATTTTTTTAATAGTAGAAGGAGAACCAAAATTAATATCTGGAGTTACTAATTTGTAATGACTAAAGGTTGATGGTGTATTATCCCATTCTGTAAAATGAACTTTACTATTTCCAGCACCACCTACATCAGTTGATTGCACATCATAACCAACAACTAACTGACCATTACTAGTGTTTACAAAATTAGTAATTATTGGAGTGAAAGAACCACTAGAATTTGGAGCTATATGCTTTCCATAAGAAAAAGCATTTGTTTTTAGATTATAAACATAACCATGTAGTGATGAATCAGCCCTATCTATTATTATTACTTGGTCTTCTTTAGGCTCATATCCTAAAGTCATCTCTTTATTAGCACAAAATGTAGCCCATTCATTTGCACTTATCTTACCTTCTAATAAGTTAATTACTTGAGAGCCATTATATAAAAACAAACCATTTAAGTTTGCCCAAACCACACCAGCTTCTCCTTTACAAATAGAATATGGTTTTGCTATTCCTCCAAACTCAACTGTGTCTTCTAAAAACCAATTAGAGGGAGATGGTGATGCTATATTTAATATCTGTAAAGTTCTTTGTTTGTATGCAAGCAATCTATCTGAATAGTTTTCTAATTTTACATAATCTTCTCCATCTCCAACAGTAACATCTATAAAATTAGTATTTGGAAAAGTATCATATTTAGCTATTTCGCTAAACATAATTCTATCTCCAAAGTGATCAAACTCATCTTCAGATGCTAAAGCTCCATCATTGTATAAAACATTTGCTACAAAAGCCCTTCTGTTGCAAACAGTAGCAGTTTTATAACCAGTACCAGCATCACCAAAAGAAATTTGTCTTG